CTTCTAGTACTAGTGTTGAATTTACTGTTAAGGATATTACAGGTTCAGTATTTGTAGATCATACATTTACTCTATTAAGACATTATAACCAACAACTTCAATCTCAAGAATTACTTAAAAAATTCCCAGTATCATATAATTTAAAAACGGGAGAAGATACAAAAACTATTCCTGGTCCTGTAGGAATGATGATAAATGGTGTAGAAATTGAAAACTATAAATCATCTGATAGTGTTTTCTATGGTCCATTAGAGAAGTTTTCTGTTATTACTGGTGGTGAAGGATATGATATAATTAATCCACCTTCATTAGAAATTAAAGCAGGATCTGGAACAACTGCTTTAGTTCGTCCAGTTATATCTGGACATCTTAGAGAAATTTTAGTTGACCCTCAAAATTTTGATATTGAGGATGTTCTTTCAGTAAAAATTACTGGTGGTAATAGTGGTAATAGTATTTTAAGACCAGTAATTAAAAAAAGGAACAGAACATTAGAATTTGATGGTAGACTTATAGGGAATGGTGGTGATGTTGATACTGTTAATGAAACTCTTAGATTTTCAAATGATCATAATTTAGAAAGTGGTCAACCATTAGTTTACAATAGAAATGGTTTTCCTGCATTGGGAATTGGTACCTTTAAGGGAAGTGATAGTGCCGATTATGAAGTATTAGAAGATGGTGCAGTATACTATCCTCAAGTTCTTGGAATAAGTAGCGTTTATCTTTTTAAAGATGAATCTGATTATAATGCTGGAATTAATACAATAGGATTTACTAATGTAGCAAAAACAGGAACTCATAAGTTTACACTTAAAAATGCTAAAAATACTTTAAATTCTATTGCTATAGTAGATCCAGGTGATTTATTTGTAAATAGGAAAATTTATGTTAAGTCTACAGGTATTTCCACTTATACAAATACTATTATCTTTGAAAATCATGGATTTGAGAATGGAGAATCTATAGTTTACTCTGGTGGAGAAACTACTGATATTACAGAACTATCTACTTCAATTCAATACAAGGTAATCAAGTTAGATAATGATTCATTTAGGATTGCAAATGCTGGAGTAGGTGGAACTATAACAACGAATTATGATCAAAATAATTATACAAAATTTACAACTAAGGGATCTGGATTACAGTCATTTAATTATCCCGATATTACAGTTACTGCAGAAGTAGTATATTCTACTGGTATAACAACTGAGACTGTTAAATTAACTCCTGTTATTGATGGAAAAATAATAGATGCTTTCCTTTATGAAAAAGGAACATCATATGGTTCTTCTACTATTATAAACTATCATAATAGACCAGAAATACTATTGAAGAATGGTATTGGTAGGAGAGATAAAGATATTAATCCTGCTATAGTTCCTATTATTGAAAATGGAAAAATAGTAAAAGTTAGAATTGATTCTGGTGGAGATGAATATTACTCTACTCCAACTTTATCTGTAGAAGGTGATGGATTTAGTGCTAAGATAAGACCTATTATTGATAGAAATGTAGAATCGGATACTTACTTAAGAATAATTGATACTGTAATACTTAATGGTGGAGCAGGATTTAGTACGGATAAAACTTCTATAAAAGTTATTCCTGCAGGAAAGAATGCTATATTTGACACAGATATTAGAAAATTATCATTATGCGGCATACAAACAACAAGACCATATACTGCAAGATATAGTGATGAGGTTATAACACAGTCTGTACATGGTCTTAGATACTCTGTAGTAGGTTATTCTACTGATATAGGTAAAGAATACTTCGGAGATCTTACAGGCAGTCACTCGCCTATTATAGGTTGGGCTTATGATGGTAATCCAATATATGGTCCTTATGGATATACTGATGCTTTTGATAATTCTGATGTTACTCTTTTAAGACCAAGTTATAGTTTAGATTCTTCTAAAGTTGAAAATAGACCAGCACTATTGACTTTTGTTGAAGGAACTTTTGCAGAGGACTATTTTTATGATGCTTCTGGTGATCTAGATGAGCATAATGGTAGATATTGTATAACACCACAATACCCTGATGGAGTATATGCTTATTTTGTTGGTGTTAGTACTGCTTCTAATGGAAAGTTAGAACCAGTTTTCCCATATTTTATTGGACATACTTATAGGTCACTTCCTGTAGTTTTAGATGCAGAAGATAAAATTACACAATCATTTGATTTTAATTCTTCAGATTTAGTTAGAAATACTTTCCCATATAAATCATCTGATAAATTCTCATCCACATATTTTATACAATCGGATGATATTATTACACAATCTTCAGTTGTAGAAGCAGTTTCTCAGGGAGATGTAGAATCTCTTGATATTATAAAAGTTGGAGATAATTACAAATCTGGTGATAGTTTAGTTTTTGATGATACAGGAACTAATGGAAATGGTTTAAGTGCTGTTGTTAAATCTGTAGATAGTCCAGAATTATCTGTTATTGAAACTGAATATACTTCATTTACTGGTGTTCAATTTACATGGAAAGATTCTAATAAAATATCTGCATACTTTACAGAACCTCATGAATTAGAACTTAATACTCCTATTATAGTTTCTGGATTATCAACCGCTATTCAAAATCTTGCAGGAAATCATGTATTGGGTATTACTACAGAAAATACAATTCTTTATAAAGAAGTTGCTTTAAATGGAACAGCAGGAATTATAACTGATATTTACGTTGGTAGAACTTCAGATTTAATTTCTGTTGGTAGTACTATTGGTATAGGTACAGAAACATTATCTGTTCTTAATAAGTTTGAAGACAGAAATGTTTTAAGAGTTAAGAGGGGTGTTACTGGAACTGCTCATACACTTTCTACTGAAGTTACAACAATACCAAGATCAATTACATTACCAATAAAAACTGATTACTTCGTATCCAAGTTAGATGATGTTGTTTACTTCAATCCCAAGCAGTCTTTTGGTTTGGGGGGAGTTGCTGGAGTATCAACCTCAGTATATGTTTCTGTAGGAGAAACTGCTAGTCAAGTTTCTGTTCCTACTCAAAGTCTTTACTTACCAAACCACCCATTTAAGACTGGTCAATTAATAACTCTTACAAAAGCACCTAGTGGTGGTAATATTGGTGTTTCAACTGATGGAACTGTTGTTAAAGGATATAGTATACCTATTTCTGGAACTAGTCAAAATCTTTATGCTATTAATAAATCCGAAGATTATATTGGAATAACAACTCAACTTTCAGATTTAAGATCTTCACTCAAGTAACAGGAACAGTTGAAAAAATAGATACAACTGTTTCAGTTTCAACAAATCATAATCTTTTAGGTAATGATGTTATTACACTATCATTAAAACCTGATCAATCAGTTGGTATTGGTACTTCAGCTGGAGTTACATTAAAGTATAATGCATTAACAGAAAAATTATTAGTTAATCCTGTACTATTCACTTCTGCTGGTGTTAATACATCTACAGATATTTTAACTATAAATTCTCACCATTTTAAAACTGGTAGTAAGGTATTTTATAATACTGGTATTGGTGTTACGGATTTTGCCGCAATTGAGGGACTAACTGCTTCTTCATCATATTTTGTTTATAGAATTGATGATAATAAGATTCAATTAGCAGACACCTATTATGATGCTGTAAATTATCCACCACAAGTTAAGTCTTTAGTATCTGTTGGTGGCACTGCACAGGAATTATCTTTAATAAATCCACCAATTCCTATCGTAAGAGATAATGATCTAGTATTTGATGTTTCAGACACATCTTTATCTGGATATGACTTTAATTTATATCATGATCATGATTTTGTTAATAAATTTGTATCTATAGGAAGTTCAAATGTAATTAGTATTGCTAGGGATGGTACTGTAGGTAGTGGAGTAACAGCCACTGTTACATTGAAATATAATAAAGACAATCCATTTAACTTATTCTACAATCTAGAAAAATCTGGATTTATTAGTACATCTGATATTGATGTTAAAAATGGATCTAGGGTTACTTATGTTAATAGTGATTATGAAGGTTCATATGCAGTTGCTGGTATTGGAACCACTACCTTTACTATTCAATTAGATAAAAAACCAGAATCTCTTCGCTATGATTCTTCAACTACAGATACTTTTAAATATTCTACAAATTCACCAACAGCAAGGGGACCTTTAAGTGAAATCAAGATAGATTTTGCTGGAGTAGGATACAAACAAATGCCAAAATTTGTAAGTATTGCTTCTACTCAAGGAGCAAATGGTGAGGTATTACCTAGATCATCTACTGCTAATCAAATAAAAGATATTAAGATTAATAACATTGGTTTTGAATACGCTTCCGACAAAACTTTATTACCTGTAGCAAGATTATCTCCAGTAATTTCTTTAAGAGATTATGGCGTACTTAAGACTTTAGAGATTGTTAGTGGTGGTGAAGGATTTATTGCTAATCCTACATTAGTCATAATTGATAAACTTACTAGAGAAGTTAATACTACAGGATACTTACAACCAAATGTAAGTCCATCAACACAAGCAATTGAAAGTGTTGATATTATATCTGCACCAAAAGGATTAAATGTTCCTGAAATATTAACTGTTGATAATACCAATGGTGTTTCTGTTACTTCTGTAGCAATTGGTGATACTATAGTTACAAATACTCAAAGTGGAATTGTAACAGTTACTTTAGGAACCCCAATCGTTGGATTTACAACAGATCCATTTAAAATTGGAGATAAAATTTTTGTAGAAGGATTTGAAAATGAATACGGAAATACTTTTAACTCTGCTTCTAATGGTTACAAATTCTATGAAGTAACTAATACTTACATTAGTAAACCATCAGCATTGGGTGTTAATCCATATCAGTTTGAATTTAACATAAAAGATATTGCAAATAATCCAGGTCTTACTAAAACAAATCAAACTTTTGCTTCAGTTGTTAATCAGAAGAAATTTCCTACATTTACGCTTACTCAAGAGGCAGCACCATTTGTTGAAGGTGAAACTTTATTAGTATTAGATGCTAATAATGAATATCAAGATGTTGGTCTTAAATTAGATAAAATTTCTAATGATTATATTAAGGTAATTGGTAAATATGATCTTAAGGTAAATGAAAAAATTAAAGGAACTTATACTGGATCTATAGCCACTATTAATACTTTATATCCAAACAAAGGGGAATTTAAAGTTGACTATTCATCTAGAAAGACCAAAGGTTGGTTGGATAACACTGGAAAATTGGATGATGACTTCCAAGTTATTCCAGATAATGATTATTATCAAAATTTATCATATACCATTCAAAGTCCAATTGAATATAAAGAATTAGTAAGTCCAGTTAACAGATTACTTCATACTTCAGGACTTAAGAATTTTGCCGATACTGGTATTACTTCTACCTCATCTTCTGGATTATCAACTTCATCCGATTCAACATCAATAATACGTGATCTGAGATCAGAAAACAGAGTTGATGCTATTAAGAATTTTGATCTTGTTTCTGATATTGATACTCTTACAGATCCTAAAAGATCAAAATATATTAGATTTAGTACTAGAGAACTTGTAAATTACTTTAAATGTGAGACTAATAATGCTCTAACAATTGACAATATTAATACACAGTTTTCTAATGCAAGTAATAATATTAAAACTGATGGTAAATTAGAACTTACAAATACCTATGGTAGATTTTTAGTACAAGCAACAGTACCTACATCTATTTCAGCAGGTCGTACAAAGGATAGTATTCAACTTACAGAAGTACTTACTACTGTAGACTTTACAAATAAGGATGTTTATACAATTCAAAAAGGATCTTTATTTGGAAATCAAGTTGTTGATAATAAAACAGGTCTTGTAAACATCATTGGAGATGTAGATTTTAATAATTTCTATTCTTTAAAATTTGAACCAACAGATATTTACACTACTGATCTTAATATAAAGGTATATGAGACTTCTATTGTTGGAACTGGAATAGGAACAACTAGTTTTGGTTTTATTAGTTTAGAAGGATTTAGTGAAGAGGTTAGTGCAGGTACTGCATTAGGACCAACTACTTCTGTTATGGCATCTGCTAATATTGGCGAAATAGATGCATATTTTGCATCTATAGAAGTAAATGATACTTTTGCTAATACAAATAAGATTACTGAACTTTATGTAACTCATGATGGAACTAATTCATATATTTCAAGTTATGATTTTGAAACTAATACTACTGATGCTATAGGTACATTCACTTCAAGTATTGATTCTGGTGTTTTATCATTAAAATTTGAAAATGATATTACTACTAATCCAGTTTCGGTTAAATCTAAGATTGTAGGAATTGGAACAACTACAGCAGGTATAGGAACATATAGATTTAATACATCTGCTCAACCAGCAGGGTCTGAAAGGTCATTAAGGGTACAATCTTCATATAATAGAGTTTCTGCTGCAGCAACAATTCTTGAATTTGATAAAAATACAGTTTCTAGTGCAAGTAATATAATAAGGGTCTCTATAGGAAATACAAGTGCTATTCATCAAGTGATAATGGCACATGATACCACTGATGCATTCTATATGCAGTATCCATTTATATCCATTGGTAGCACTTCTGGAAATATTGGTCTTGGAACATTTACTGCCCAATTAAATGGTAATGATTTTGAATTAGTATTCCATCCAGATGCATCTGGCGAAATACAAGTACAAACTTATAGTGAAGTTATTAATTCTGGATTTGATTTAATTAATTCTGCACCTGATCATGTATATGGTCCCGCAATAGATGAACTATCACTTTTACAGTATGATGCGTTAAATGGTAGTAGATCTGATAATAGAAATTTTGTATTAACGCATGATGGGTTACCAATTTTCGCAAGATATTTTAATCCTTCTGATACTGATTTCTTTATTCCAAATACAGGAACATTTAATTTCCCCAACAACTTCTTTAATGCTAATGAGAGATTAGTTTATACTCCAGGATCTTCTGTAGAAGGTATTGGTACTGGACGTTTGTTGATGTCTGATGGAAATCCACTACCAGATGAAGTTTATATTAAATCAAGTTTAACAAGTTCAGATAATTTCCAACTATCTCTTACTAGAGATTCAAATGGTGTAGCAGGAGCAGCAGTAACATTTATTGATTATCCATATAATGCTCCAATGGGAATTGGTACTGGTAACTATCATAGATTTGAGATGTTCAAGAAGAACTCAAAGACTTTGATTACTTTAGATAATGTAATTCAATCACCTGTAGCATATTCTCCAATTACAACCAAACTTTCAGGTAATGTAGATGGTCAAGTAGGTGTTTCTACAGACATAATCACTCTTGTTGGTATTTCTTCTATACTTCTTAATGATATCTTAGAAATAGACAATGGATCAGGTGGTAAGGAATTTGTTAAAGTAAAAAATGTTGGATTGGGAATAACAAACATAGGTCCAATAACAGAAACAGGATCTTTGAAGATGATTGAAGTTGAAAGAGGTTTTATTGGAACTGCTGCAACAATTCATGATGATGGTGATACTGTTAGATTATATAAGGGTGGATATAATATTGTTGGTGAAAGAATTTACTTTAGTGAGGCACCAAGAGGTTCAAACGATACAGCAAAAAATAGATCTAATCGTGATACAGGTAGATCATCCTTTAGTGGTAGAGTTTATTTAAGACAAGATTATCGTCTTAATAAGATATATGATGATATATCAAATGAATTTACTGGAATTGCTCAAACATTCACAACTCTGGTTAGTGGGATTAATACTGCAGGTATTACTACAGGAAGTACTTTCCTCACACTGAATGGAATGTTCCAAAGACCAACTACCGAACAAAATCCACTTAATAATTATGATTTTATAGAAAATAGCACAGTAGGAGTTACTAGTTTCGTCTTTAGTGGAATTACCTCCACAAATGGTGCACTTGTTGTTCGTGATGATATGATAAATCAAAACCAACTACCAAGATCTGGGCAAATTGTATCAATTGGTTCTAGTGGTGGTCTTGGTATTGCTCCTTTAGTTGGTGCTTCTTCAACTGCTGTTACTAACACTGTAGGAACTATTACTGGTGTTGGAATTGGTTCTACTGATTTCCAAGGATCTGGATATAGTTTTGAAGGTAGTGTTTCTATTGGTGTAACAGACGTAGCTTATGAGCATAGATTTATAAGTGCTGGTGTTAATTCAATTACAGTTAATCCTAATGGTATTGGTGCATATGCAACATTTACACCTACGGATGCAACCTTTAAGTCTGACAGTGGACAATTAACATTAATTAAAGATAGTCATGGACTTATAACATCGGATTCATATACAGCAACTACTGGAACTTTCTATGATGGAACTGTAGGTATATTAACTGTTAAATTGACTGCATCACCAAGTCCAGCACTTGCAGTTGGTCAAATAGTCAATATCACTGATGGTGGATTGACATTTACATGTGCTGAAGACAGTGATGCATCAAATCATCCTTATCCAAGATCTACGGATTATATGTCCGATAGATGGGTTCCTATCACAGCAGTAAGTGGTGGTGATACATTTGAAATAAATGTTCTTGAGTATACTCCTTCTTCAAATACTACTACACATGCTTGGGTAAGTGCACTTCCAAATTCTATTAAGAGATCTGCAAATACTGTTGGCATTGCAACTACTTCTATGGCATTTAAGTGCTCTAGTGATTACTATAAGAGCACACAATATTATCCACGTTTAACTGATGAAGCTAATGGTGCATGGTTGAATATTAAGACTGCAACTTCAGATTCTATTACAGTTGGTGTTGGATCTGCTGGTGGTGGAGGTACTGGTGCTGTTATAACTGCTACTGTTATACAAGGAAATGCTCATACTTATGTAAGTGGTTTATCAAGTTCTATATTAGTTGATAATGCAACTTATTATAGTCCATATTCAATAGGTGGATTGGGTAATGAATATGATCCAGTAAGTGGTATTTTAACAGTTACTGTAGATAATGCTCATGGTATGAGTGCTGCAGGTCTTCAAACAGCAACAGCTGCTGTATATAATCCAGTAGTTGGTATTATAACCATTACAACTAATGGTGCTCATGGATATAGCACTAATGATTATGTTAAGATTGAGGAAAATTCTTTAACATTTACATGTGCTCAAGATGGTGATCAAACACAACATACTTATCCTAGATCATCTGATCCAATTTTCAATAAGTGGATACAAATCCAAAATGCTTCTGGATCTACTTTTGAGATTCAAGTATTAGATTCAGCACCTTCAACTAATACATCAGTACATACCTTTGTATCTGGAACTGTTAGTGGTATACAAAAAGCGAATAATGTTGTAGCAATTTCTACAAATGCATTTACATTTACATGTGATCAAGATAATAATACCAGCAACCATTCATATCCTAGAGAAAATAAAGAAAATCCAGGATCTGATCCTGCATATAAGGCAACAATAGGTGTTGAATCTGTAGGTACTACAACTTCATTTACATTAAATGTTGGTAAATCACCTGCTCATAGTGGTGGTGGAATAAAGATGACTATCAGTGATGGTGGTGAGGGATATGTAAATCCAAGAATTTTAACTCCATCACCATCATATGAAAATCTTGATGTTCAAGGATTGACAAGATTAGGGTTAGGATCAACTACAGAAACTGGAAATGCACTTAGATTGGGTATAAATGTTGGTGCTAGTTCTACTACTGGAATTGGATCTATTTCTTACGAAGTTAAAGATTTTAATATAACTAGATCTGGATTTGGATTTAGAAAAGGAGATACATTTGTACCTATTGGAATAGTAACTGATAGATATTTCTCTTCACTTTTAACACCTTTAGAATTTAGTGTTAACCAAGTCTTTACTGATAAATTCGGTTCTTGGAATGTTGGTGAATTTGATTATATTGATGATATTACAAATCTTCAAGATGGAGTTAGAAAGAGATTCCCATTAAATTATAAGGGAGAATTGGTATCATTCCAAAGAGGTGATGATGCATCTATAGATCTACAAGCACTTTTATTAATCTTCATTAATGGTGTTATGCAGGTTCCTGGTGAGGCATACATCTTTGGAGGAGGAACAAGTTTTGTATTCACTGAAGCACCAGATGAATATGATGATGTTTCTATTTTCTTCTACAAAGGAACTAATGGTGTAGATGTTACTTACACTGATGTTGTTGAAACATTAAAATCGGGTGATGATGTAGAAGTTAATAAGAAAAATTATCTTTCTGGAAGTTTTAATCAAGAGAAGAGAACAGTTAGTGGAATATCAACTTCAGATCAAGTTGAAACTAATTTATACTTTGGTAGAGGTATTGATGAAGATACCCTCAGACCATTAACTTGGTTGAAGCAGAAAGTTGATAAAACTATCAATGGTAATGTTGTTTCTAAGGCAAGACCTTCTATTGAACCATTAGTATTCCCTAATGCAAGAGTAATTGGTGATTTGACTGCTGTTGATACAGAAGTCTTCCTCGATTCTACTGAATTATTTAATTATGAGAATAAGAATATTGGAGCATTAATAGTTAATGAAAATCAAACCTTAACAGGAGCTGCACTTACTGCTAATGTTTCTGCTGGTGGTACTGTTAGTTCTGTTACCATTGTTAATGGTGGAAGTGGATTTAGTACTACTACAGTCCCAGTATCATTCTCTGCACCAGGAGTAAAGATTGCTGCAGGTGTAGGAACTACTGCTACTGCTACTGCTACAATAACAAATGGATCTATTGCTTCTATCCATATTACAAATCCTGGTCTTGGATATGTTAGTGGTCAAGAACCTGAAGTTATTGCACCTCTTCCTGTTCTTCAGAGAGAAACTGTTACTAATATTGAACCTGTTAATATTAAAGGTTTCTCTGGAATAGTTACAGGAATAACAACAGCATTTGGAAGTGGTGGTACAGGAACATTGGCACTTAAGTTCTTCCTTGAAAAAGAAACTGGTGATTTTACAACCTTATTAAATGGTTATCCAATTTATGTTTATAACACTTCGATTGGAACTGGAGTGACATCTATAGATGGAACTGCACCTGGCGGCAATGCTGCAGTTGTGGGAATTGGTACCACTTATTTGGATAATATATATTATGTTAGATCTATTAATAGATCTTCAAATAGAGCAGACTTTATTGCAGATGTTGATTCTAATTCAACTAGCATTATAGGTATAGGAACAACTGGTGAAGGATCTGGTAATTTCTCTTGGGGTAGATTATCTGGATTCTCTAGAGGTTCTAATCCAATATCAATTGGAGTAACTTCTAAGACTGTTAATGTAGGATTAACAACCTTCCCAAGAGTTCAAAGAAGGAACGTCGGCATTAGAAATACTGGTGCATTAAACGATCCTGCATAAATTAGTATAAATAAAGAAAAAAAGCTATAGAAAATGGCGGCTATTGTAACAGATCAATTTAGAATCAATAATGCTAGTAATTTTTTGGGGGATGTTAACGATACCTCAAATTCTTATTATGTATTTGTAGGATTATCAAACCCTGGTATTAGTAATGCTTTTGGTAGAGCATCTAGTGACTCTGCTTGGAATACTAGTCCACCAAATCCAACTGATGATTTTAATTACTTAAATCATTCTAAAGATACGATGGTCTTTGGTAAAAAGATTAGTTCTGATAATATACGAAGGGTTATTAGAAAAGTAACTTGGACTAATGGAACTAGGTATGAAATATATCGTCAAGATTATAGTGCTACTAATCAATCTCCTGTAACTGATTCTTCTAGATTATATGATGCTAATTATTATGTAATTAATAAAGATTTTAATGTTTATATTTGTATTCAAAATGGATCGAGTGGTATTAATACAGAAGGAAATAGATCTCAAAATGAACCAACATTTACAGGATTAGAACCATCTAGAGCATCTGGTGATACTGATGATGGTTATATTTGGAAATATCTATTTACAGTAGCTCCAAGTGATATTATAAAATTTGACGCAACAGAGTTTGTACCTTTACCTAATGATTGGTCATCATCTAATAATGCCCAAATAGCAGCAGTTAGAGATAATGGAAATTCTGATGTAAATAATAATCAGATTAAGAATGTATACATTGCAGATCAAGGTAATGGATATTCTGGTACCAGTGGTCGAGAATTTAATATTGTTGGTGATGGATCTGGTGGTAAAGTTGTTGTTGATGTAGTTAATACTAAAATATCCAAAACACAAGTTTCTGTGGGTGGTAAAGGATACACTTATGGAATGGTTGATTTAAGTAGTATTTCATCAGCAGCATTAAGTGGAGGAACTCCTGCAAAATTAATTCCAGTTATACCTCCATCAAAGGGACATGGATATGATTTATATAAAGAATTGGGTGCTGATAGAGTTTTAGTATATGCTAGATTTGATGATTCTACAAAGGATTTTCCAATTGATACTAAATTTGCACAAATTGGTATTATAAAAAATCCAACATCAATAGGATCTACTCAGGTATTCACTGACAATCAATTTTCTTCAGTATCTTCATTGTATTTGGACGATTTTCCAACTACAACAACAATTAATGTTGGAGATATTATGACTCAAGACATTAAATCTGGTAATGTTGTAGTGGGTCAAGCAAGAGGATATGTTGTATCATATGATGTTATATCAGAAGATACACCAAAGATTGCTGTTATGAAGTACTATCAAGATAGATCTTTATACTTTAATCAAACAACTGGAGATCAAACTGATAGAAGTGATATTACTAAATTGGGTAATTCTTCAGGTACAATATATAATTTTCAGTCATCTGCTACAGAACTTGTCAAGCAAGAGGGTGGTAGTGGATGGTCTGTAGGAATCAATACTAATTTCTCTGGAATTACTACTAATCCTACTGGAAATAAAATTGTTGAACTAGGTGCTGAATTTACAGATGGCATCGCTAGTTCTGAGATAAATAATGAGTCGGGTGATATAATCTATCTGGATAATAGACCATTAATCAGTAGAGATGCAAGACAAAAAGAAGACATTAAGGTTATCCTGGAATTTTAAAACATGTCATTACAGAAAACTAACTTAGATATAAGTCCTTATTATGATGATTTTGATGAGGCAGATAATTTTTATAAGGTTTTATTCAGACCAGGAAGACCTGTCCAAGCACGAGAACTAACAACTCTTCAATCAATTCTACAGAATCAAATAGATTCATTTGGAAGTCATATATTCAAGGAAGGATCATTAGTCATTCCTGGAAGTGTAGTATATGATGACAAATATTATGCTGTTAAGTTAGATTCAGAACATCTTGGTCTTCCAGTTTCTTTATATGTTAAAGAATTGGTAGGAAAGGAATTAAAAGGACAAAATTCTGGGATAAGAGTTTTAGTTAATGATTATAAATTAACATCAGATTCTGATGATATTACAGATTTAACTCTTTTTATTAAGTATTTAAGTGCAGATAATAAAAATGTAGATTCAGGTTTAAGTGATGGTGAACCATTACTTGCTGAAGAAGATATTGTTTATGGAAATACTACTATTAGTAATGGGGATAGTGTAGCTAATTTAATAGAATCTGGTGCAACTGCAGTTGGTAGTGCAGTTAAAATGTCTGCTGGAGTTTATTTTATTAGAGGAACTTTTGTAGACGTTTCTGCAGATACTATAATTCTAGATCCATATGATAATACTCCAAGTTATAGGGTTGGATTAAATATTTTAGAAACTATTGTTACTGCAAAAGATGATCCTCAATTATATGATAATGCTAGAGGATTTTCTAATTATGCTGCTCCAGGTGCAGATAGATTAAAAATTACTACTACACTAGCAAAAAAATCTCTTACAGATTTTAATGATACTAATTTTATTGAAATAATTAAACTTAGAGATGGTGATTTAAAGAAAGTACAAGATTTTTCAATATATAACGAAATTAATAAGTATTTTGCGGCAAGAACTTATGAAGAATCTGGAAATTATTCATTAGGTAATGCTAGACTTAATGTATTAAATTCTTTAAATGATTTAATAACTAGTGATGGTGTTTATAAATCAAATCAAATTACTGAACAAGGAAATATTCCAACTGAAGATTTGGGTTGTGTTGATATTGATCCTATAACAGCATATGTTAAAGGGTATCGTATTGTTAGACCAGGTGGTGAAATTTTAGATTTTGATAAACCTAGAGATACAGAATCTGCAGAATCCGCAAAACTTGATTATGAACTTGGTTCTTTAATTAGGGTTAATAATGTAAGTGGAACACCTTTTGTTGGTTTAAATAATGCTACTAATTTAGTTAAATTGCAAAGTGATGTAAAACAGGATGGAGCAAATCCTACATCAGCATCTGGCACAGAAATTGGTGTTGCGAGAGTATATTCATTTGGACTTAGAAATACTCCATATCAAAATGCTGCTAGTGAATGGGATTTATACCTATTTGATATTCAAACATATACTACATTAACAATCGGAGTAGCATTAAATGCTAATCAAGCTCCTATTAGTACATTTGTTCGTGGTGTTAGTAGTGATGCTACAGGATATTTGCAAGTTGCAGCAAGTGGAACAACTACTTTAACTCTATCACAAACTTCAGGAACATTTCTTGTTGGAGAAAGGATTTTAATTAATGAAAAAGAAGAATTTAGTAGATCTATTACTGCTGTTAGGCAATATGAAACAAATGATATAAAATCTATATATCAGGATTCTAGTTCATTTACAGGAATTGCTGCTGATTTCTCTGCTAATACTGTTTTAAGAGAAACTCCTGTTTCAGGATGGGCTGCAAATGCTACAGTTAATGTAAGTGCTAGTGGTGCTACTGGTAAAGCTATGACTGGTTCTATAGTGTCACCAGGAAATACATTTAATGATGTTAAAGTAGGAACACTAGTTAAGTATACAGCAAGTCCTGTTGCAGGTGTTGCATATACTTCGGCAAACCTTAATAAAGTTACTGCTATCTCTGCAGATAAAAAGACATTAACTGTAGCAGGAGTTCCTGAAGTAGTTGGAGTTACAACTGGATTTGTGGGGGTTTCTACAGGAGTTCCTCTTTCTATAGTAAGACCTCAAATAATAGACAATGAAGAGTCTGGTCTTTATGCCACATTAGACATACCTAATGTTTCTGCGGTTGATTTATCATCTTCAGAATTAGAAATATCTGCTCAAGTATTAAGTAAAACTCCATCTAGTGGTTCATTAGTTCTTAATGTTACGGATGTAAGTGGAATAACCAGTGCATATTTTAGTAACTTTGATACTCAAAAGTATTCAATTAGTTATAGTGATGGAACTATAGAGAATTTAACAAGTGAACAATTTAGTAGACAACAAAATGGTAGTAGAGTTACTTTCACTGGTTTAAGTAATACTGCATGTACTATTAATGTTACTTTAGAAAAACAATCAATTAAGGATAAACTTAAAGAATTTAATAGAAGTACACAACTTGTTGTTAATAAATCTTCAGGTATTAGCACTAATATTAGTGGATTAACAACTAGCAATTTTTATGGATTAAGAGTACAAGATAAAGAAATATCTTTAAATGTTCCTGATGTATGTAATGTTGTTTCTGTTCTCGAATCTAAGGATACAACAAGTCCTACATTAGATAAATTGGTCTTTATTTCTGGACTTGGATTAGATGTAAATTCAGTAGTTGGAGAAAAGGTTACTGGTGATGAGAGTGGTGCTGTTGCTCAAATTGTAACAAGAGATAATGCAACTACAATCGGAATAGCATATTTAAATCCTAGTAAATTTATTCTTGGAGAAATAATTACTTTTGATGAATCGAGAATTGTTACTACTCTTCAAAATATAACTTTAGGTAATCATTTAAATATAACAAATAGGTATACATTAGATAAAGGTCAAAGAGAACAGTTTTATGACTATTCACGATTGGTAAGAAAGAGAACTCTTGCATCACCATCTAGAGAGTTATTGGTAATTTATAATAATTATACTGTTCCATCTAGTGATACTGGAGATGTATTTACTGCTAATTCATATACTAAAGATAGATACACATATGATATCCCTAGTTTAGGTAAGGATACAAGAGCAACTGATACACTTGATTTTAGACCAAGAGTATCTGAATTTACTTCTACAACTAAATCACCATTTGCATTCACAAGTAGAGATTTTAGTGGTAATGGTGCCACATCTACTTTAGTTGTATCTCCTGAAGCTGATTCTACTTTAGGATATAGTTGGTATTTGCCAAGAATTGATAAATTAATTCTTACTCCTGGAAAAGAAAGAGATGGAGAATTTTCATTAATTAAGGGTGTTTCTTCATTATCACCTAAGGAACCTTTATTAATTGATGATGCAATGCATATTGCAACAATTCATCTTCCTGCATATTTGTATAATCCAAAAGATGCAAAAATATCTCTAATTGATAATAAGAGATATACAATGAGAGATATTGGAAGAATTGATAAGAGAGTAACAAATTTAGAAATAGTTACAAGTTTAACTATGCTTGAACTTGATACTAAGTCTTTACAAGTTAGAGACGCTACTGGTGATAGATTCAAGTCTGGATTTTTTGTAGATGATTTCAAAGATACTCTTAGAATGGATAGATCTAATTTAGATTGTCGAGTTGATATTGATACTAATACTGATGAAATGGTTGTTCCATTGAATAAGTGGACTAACTCTCCAGAATTAGGTTTAAATCCATCAATCAATTATGGGACCGCAGATTTTAGTACTAATTTAGATTTATTAGATTCTAATTGTCAAAAAACTGGTGATTTAATTACATTGAAATATAGTTCAACCTCATGGATTGAAAATACTCAAGCAAGTAGAATTGAGAATGTTAATCCATTTGAGGTAGTGATTTTCAGAGGTAGGATGAAACTTGCTCCATCCTCAGATACTTGGACTAGAACTGAAATGATTGAGGAAGAAGTTACTACTCTTGGTGATGTAGCAGGAACAACTGTAGATACTGTTTTAACAAGTAGTGTAAAGGATACATTCATGAGATCTCGAAACGTTGCATTTAATACGTTCGGATTAAAACCAAATACAAGATATTATCCATTCTTTGCTGGAAGATCTAATGTTGATATAATTCCAAAACTACTTGAAATTACAATGGTTTCTGGATCATTTGAAATTGCAGAAGAAGTTGAGGGAACATTATCTGATGGTACTAGATTAATAACATTTAGAGCTGCTCAGCCAAATCATAGAGGTGGTGCTTACGCTGATACCGTTGGTGGTGGATGTGATAGCTATTTTACGACTAATCCATATGATACTTCTGTTAATATTTCATCCGCTTATACCGAATCTTCTACTATTTTAAATGTTGATGTTAATGCTTTAGCAAAAGATGCTCAAGGAGCATATTATGGAAGAGTACAAACTGGATTAAAACTAGTTGGAAAGTCTAGCGGTGCAATTGCTACAATTTCTAATATTAGACTAATTGCCGATAATCTTGGAAATGTATTAGGCTCATTCTTTATTAGAAATCCATATGCTGGTGATGCTTTAATTTGGGGAAGTACTCCAGGATTAAGATTTGAAAATGGATCAAAAACATTTAGATTAACATCTAGCGAGACAAATGCTAATCCTTTACCTGGAGATGAAGATACTTCAGCAGGTATAACTCGTGGTCAAGAAACATATACCACTAATGGAATGGTAGACACCTATACAAGGACTACAACAATCATTAGAGCACGTCCAAGACCAGAACCAGAATATACCGACCCATTGGCACAATCATTTACTGTTGATGAAACAGGTGCTTTCTTATCAGAATTAGATCTATATTTTGCTGAAAAGGATCCTGTACAAAAGATAACTGTTCAAATAAGAGATGTTGAGTTAGGAACACCAACTAATCAAGTAGTAGCAGATTATGCTGAAGTTGATCTAGATCCTTCTCAATTAGATGCTAATGGAGATTCTATTATTAAGACCTCTACAGATGCTTCTATTCCAACTAGAGTTACCTTCCCTTCTCCAATTTATTTGGAAGCAGGTAAAGAATATGCAGTGGTTATTTTAGCACCAAGTACTACTAAGTATAAGTTATGGATTGCTAGAATGGGTGAAGCAACTATAGAAACTGTTGGTCTTGGTGAAGGAAGTCAGGCAATAATTAGTAAACAATATCTTGGTGGAAGTTTATTTAAGTCTCAAAACGGAACTATTTGGTCACCAAGTCAGTTTGAAGATCTTAAATTCACTTTATATAAATGTGCATTTATTGAGAACACAAATGCTGATTTAACATTTTATAATTCGGCATTAGGATCAAATATGAAGCAACTATTAGAATTGCCTCAAAGTAATCCTATAAAAACGTATCCAAGAAAGTTACGTGTAGGATTTGATGATGTTGATGTTGATGCACCTATGGCACTTGCCGATTTCAAGCCACAAAAGAGATTTAGTGCTTGGGGTGGTGGTGCTGGATCAGGTGTTCCAGCAGACGCAAATGGATATTTTGAGCAAGTTGGTGGAGATATTGCATCTGTGAGTATTAGTGGTGTTGGAACTGGATTTGAACCAAGTTCAACATATACTGACGTACCTATGTACAATATAACAGGTCAAGGATCTGGTGCTGTAGGTGTTGTTACAACAAACGCTAGTGGTGGTGTAGATAGTGCAGTTATTAATTTTAGAACAACTGGAACTGGTTATGCTACTGGTTATGTTGTTGGTGATGTTATTGGATTTACAACTGAGAGTTTAGGTACTGATAAGAAAGGTTCAGATGCTACACTAACTGTTACTGCTAATCATCATTTAAATGTATTATATCTAACTGATGTTCAAGGTGAATCGTTTACGAATGGTAATGATTTAATAGTTGAAAGACCAGATGGAACTTATTCAGTAGGTGTTGGAACTACAGCAGTAAAAAGTTCTGCAGTTGTTAGTGATCTTTATAGTGGTAATGTATTTGAGGTTAATCAATATAACCATAGTATGGTTTCTACTAGTAATAGAGTTAGTGTTAAAGGTGTTGCACCAAATACTGTTCCTGTTAATTTGACTGCTGCTTTGGCCTCTGATGGTACTGCAATTACTGTTGGTGCTGGTAATACTTCAACGTTTACTACATCAGAAGGAATAGCAACCACTAAAGGTTATGTGAAGGTTGGAGATGAGATTATATATTATAGTGCTATAACTAGCGACGGTTTAACTGTAGGAACAAGAGCATTTGGTGGTACTTCTCAAAGTAGTCATGCAGTAGGTGATCAAGTCTTTAAATATGAACTTAATGGTATTTCTTTAGTAGGTATCAATACTGATCATGATATGCCAACTAATGCTACCTTGAATGCAAAGAAAACAATTGATACTTATTTCTTGGAGGCAAAGAGATCAGGAAGAACAAATCTACCTGATAGAGCTACTGGTATAAATCAGTTAAGTTTTACTGATGAAGGATTTGGTGGTGGATCATCTGCATTGATTTCTAAGAATTTCCAATATGATTCATTTATGCCAACATTTAATGTATTAACTCCTGGATCTGGTACAGGCATTACTGCACAACTCAGATCTGTATCAGGAACAAGTGAAGGAGGATCTGAAGCATCATTCAACGATATGGGATATACTTCTGTTGAATTTAATGAAATGAATAGTTTATCCTCACCTCGTCTTCTTTGTTCAGAAGTTGATGAGCAACTTAGATTACAGAATTTACCTAGAAATAAATCTGTTACTTTAGTAGCATCATTAATTAGTTCTGATGTTAACTTATCACCAGTTGTTGATACTATGAATGGGGCATTTTGGTTCTTAAGAAATAGATTAAATAATCCAGTATCTGATTACACTGTAGATAGTAGAGTAAGACAGATTACAGGAGATCCACATGCTGCTTGTTATATCTCACAAAAAGTTAATTTAGCAAATCCATCAACTTCATTGAAAGTTTTAGTTGGTGCTTATAGAGGACCAACATCAGACTTTAGAGTTCTTTATAGATTATTCAAACCAGATTCATCTGAAGTTGAACAAACATATGATTTATTCCCTGGATATGATAATCTAAGAGATTTAGATATTGAAAAACAAGTTATTGATCCTGGTAAGAATAGTGGAAAACCAGATGTACCTGTTCGTGCAAGTACAGAAAATGAATTCTTAGATTATGAATTTACTGCTAACAATTTAGATGAATTTACTGGATTCCAAATTAAGATTGTTATGAGTGGAACAAATGAAGCAGATCCTCCTAGATTCCAAGATTTAAGAGCAATTGCTTTAGCATAATGATACCAGTTGAAGGGCATAAGAATCTTTTTAGGGATGAAGATTCTGGTGCTATTGTAAATCATGACAACCAAGGGTATCGCCAATATCTTCAGTTAAAAAACAAAAAATTAACTGAAGAAGAGGAGATTAAACGTCTACGATCTGATATTGATGAAATAAAATCTCTTTTATATGAAGTGTTAAATAAAAGATTATAAATATTTAAAAATATATTGATTAATAATGGCAGTATATGTATCCAATATAGTAATTGAACAAGGTTTTGATTTTGATACATCCTTTCAATTAGAGGATACTAGGACTAATGGATATTTGGATTTAGTAGGAGCTGGCACATCAGCAATGTTAAGAAAGCATTCTTCTAGTTCAACTCAAGTCTCCTTTGCAACTACACTTACTCAGCCCGAAAATGGAATTATATCTATTTCGATGCTTGCACGAGAAACTGTGGATATAAAGCCTGGACGCTACGTATATGATGTACAAATAACCACACCCGAAGGGGGAACATATAAAGCAGTTGAGGGGTCAGCACTAGTTAGAGGTGGAGTAACAAGGTAATGCCAACTATAAACGACAGAATAGGTTCACAGAATATAATCAGGGTATTAGCAAATGCCTCTGCACCACCGACCCGTATTAACAACTTAATAGACGTTGTTTCTACGAAAAAGGATGAAACTACAGCAGATGGATATCTGTTAATTTGGGATAGGACTACACAGAAATATTTGTTAGGGAATGATATTCCAGGTGGTTTAAATATACAAGGAATTAGTACATTTACATCCCATGTAGATCTTGGTGAAGTAAATTTTAGTGGAGTATCAACTGCACCTAGTTTTGTTGCCACTGAATCAATCGCAATGGGTGCGACTACAGTTATTACTGCTGCTAGAGAATTACAAAATATTGCATCTCTTGATGCCACAACAACGGCAACTATAGAATCTGCAATTACAAATGCACCCAATACATTTACTGATTTACAGATAACTGGACTTTCAACTTTTCTTGGTGTATCTAAATTTGATGCTTTAATTGATTCCAATGCTGGAATAGATGTTACTGGACATACTGAATTAGATTATGTAAATGTATCTGCTGCTTCTACATTTGGTGGATTACTTGATATTAATGCTGGTGCTCAAGCAAGTACTCTTAAGGTAGAAGATTTAACTGATAATCGTGTTGTTATTTCGGGAACTGGTGGTGAGTTAGAAGATGATGCTAACTTAACATTTGATGGTTCTAAGTTATTTGTTGGTGTTGAATTAGATGTTGATGGACAAGCAACGTTAGATGATCTGAATGTATCAGGTGTTTCCACATTTGCTGGTGCTATAGATGCCAATGGAGATTTAGATGTAGATGGTCATACCGAATTAGATGGTGTAAATGTAACTGGTGTTTCTACATTTAATGATGATATACAATTTAAAGGTGCAGCTTATGATGCATTATGGGATCAGGCTACTAGTAAATTAAAACTCTATGATTTAGCACAAGCAACATATGGTGATGGAAATGATTTACAAATCTATTCGGATGGAACAACTGCAATTATCAAAGGAAATGATAAAACGAAGATTACAGGAATTAGTGAATTAAGTGTATCTGGTGTTTCTACCTTTACTGGAATTGTAACAACAACTAGTGATTTATATGTTGGTGGAGATTTATATATAACTGATGATTTAGTATTAGATAATGTTACTGGTAATAGTCTTAGAATAACTGGACTTTCAACCTTTGCTGGAAATGCTCAGTTTGATGGGAATGTTTCTATAGCAGGAACTCTTACTTATGAAGATGTAACTAATGTAGATTCTGTTGGTATTGTAACTGCTGGTAAAGGAGTTAGAGTAACTACTGGTGGAATAGTTGTAACTGCAGGTATATCTACTTTCTCTGCTGCAATTGATGCTAATGCTGGTGCTGATATTTCGGGTGGTGTAGGTTTAAATGTTGTAGGACATACTGAATTAGATTATGTAAATGTATCTGCTGCTGCTACATTTAAGGAAGATGTAGAATTTCATGGTAATGATGGAACAAATAAGTTGTATTGGGACAAATCTGCCGATGCATTAAAATTAGCTGATCTTACCAAACTCCAGATTGGTACGGGTCTTGATCTGCAATTGTACCATAATCTAGATTATTCATATATTGATAATAATACAGGAAATCTATATATTAGAAATAATGTAGACGATGATGATGGTGGTAACATATATCTTCAAGCAAAATCTGGTGAAGATAGTCTTATCGCTAATGATGATGGATCAGTAGAAGTTTTCTATGATGGTTCTCGTCGTATAGAAACTCTTGGTGCTGGTACTACCTTTACTGATGATGTATTTACCAATAGGTTCTTTGAAGGTTATGGTGCCATTATAAGTGGTGTTGTAACTGCTACAGGTGGAATAGACGGAGGTTCTTATTAATGGCAAAACCAACCACTAAACAGGAATTAAAAGATTTTTGTCTCAGAAAATTAGGTGCTCCTGTATTGGAGATTAATGTATCTGATGAACAGATAGATGATGCTTATGATGACACTCTTCAACTTTTTCAAGAGCGTTGTTATAATGGTGTTGAAAGAACATATCTTAAACATCAAATTACTCAGGCGGATATTGATAGAGGAGATGCAACTAATCAGGATGGTAGTACCAATACAGTAGGTATTGTAACTACAAGTGCTACTTCTACATCTGTAAGTGGATTGGGTACAGTTTCATCCGATTGGTATGAAACTTCCAATTTTTTACAAGTTCCAGATTCTGTTGTTGGTATAGAAAAAATATTTAAATTTGATGCAAGTACTATTTCTGGTGGAATGTTTAGTATTAAGTATCAATTATTCTTAAATGACGTTGCATTTAATCTTGGATATAATGGTCTTTTAAGTTATGCTATGACAAAATCATATCTTCAAGATATTGATATGTTATTAACTACAGATAAGCAGGTAAGATTTAATCAAAGACAAGATAGATTATATTTGGATATTGATTGGGGTGCTGCAGTTAAAGATAATTATATTATTCTTGATTGTTATAGAGCATTAGATCCAACTGAGTTTACAGGTGTTTTTAATGATCCTTTTATGAAGAAGTATTTGACTGCTCTTATTAAAAGACAGTGGGGTCAAAATTTAATCAAATTCCAAGGAGTAAAACTTCCTGGTGGAATTGAATTAAATGGTAGACAGATTTATGATGATGCTGAAAGAGATATAGAAGCAATAGTTTCTAAAATGTCATCTGACTATGAAGTTCCACCTCTTGATTTGATAGGTTAGTAAAAAATGCCATTAAATTCATATTTTTTACAAGGTTCTCAAAACGAACAGTTTTTAGTTCAAGATTTAATAAATGAACAGTTAGGTATCTATGGAGTAGAAGTATATTATCTTCCCAGAAAGGTATTTAAAACTGATAATATTATTAGAGAAGTTCAGTCATCTAAATTTGATGACTCTTTTTTAATTGAGGCATATGTAAATAATTATGAGGGATATAATCCTGGTGCAGATTTAATGACTAAGTTTGGTTTAAGGTTAACCAATGAAGTCAGTCTTACAATTTCAAGAGAAAGATATGAAGATTTTATTGCTCCTTGGTTGGAGGGTATGAGATCAGGAATTGAAGAAGGATATAATACAGATTGGACTTTTGAAGATTTAGTTGCACGACCAAAAGAAGGAGATTTAATCTTTTTCCCTCTTGGAGAAAGATTGTTTGAAATTAAAAGAGTTGAAAGTGAAAAACCTTTTTATCAATTAGGTAGAAATTATGTTTATGAATTAAGTTGTGAACTTTATGAATATGAAAGTGAACAGATTGATACTAAAATTAATGAAATTGATAGTGCTCTAGAAGATGAAGGATATACTACTACAGTACAGCTAGTTGGAGCTGCTACCACTGCTGTTGGTGTTGGATCAACAGGAACAACTGGAATGATTGGATTTATAGATCTAATAAACGATGGTTCAGGATATACTGCTGCACCTGTTGTTGAAATATCTGCACCTCCAAATTATCCTACTTCAGGAGTACAAGCTACGGCTGTAGCAATAACAACATCCGTTGGTAAAGTTAAATCTATAAAAGAAATTAGATTGGTTAATCCAGGTAGTGGATATGATTCAGATAATCCACCATTAGTTGTATTGAGTGGTGGTAATGGTGTAGGTGCTGCTGTTACATTAGGTGTTGTTGATGCTGGTATTTCTACTATTGTTATATCTCAAAGAGGTAGAGGTTATACGGGAACTCCTACATTAACATTTAGTGATCCTCCTGCTGGTGTTGGAAATACAACAGCAACTGGTGTACCAATTATAGACAGTGTAGGCATTATACAGGAAATACAATTTACTAATGTTGGTGCTGGATATACTGCTAATCCTACAGTTACATTCTCTGGTATAAGCAGTACTGGAATTGGAACTTACATATATAACGAAGTAGTAACTGGTCAACTTTCTGGTACAGAAGCATTCGTTAGAGACTTTAAGATACTTACTACGGTTGATGATGTTAATCCACCAGTTGAACTGAAAGTTTCTCTTAATAGTGGAGCCTTTAGACCAGGTGAAGAAATAGTTGGAGGTATCAGTTCTGCTAGATATGTATGCCTATCTTATAGTTCAGATAGCGTTGATGATCAATATGATTCTAATGCTGATATTGAATCAGAAGCAGATAACTTACTTGACTTTACAGAAGGAAACCCATTTGGAGATTATTAATTTATGTTAGGAACCTATTATTATCACGAAATAATGAGAAAAACCATTATTGGTTTTGGTACTCTCTTTAATCAAATTTATATTAAACATGAAAAGAAAGATGATAGTACTCTTGATGAAACAAAAGTAGGTCTTGCTTATGGTCCACAGCAGAAGTTCTTTGCGAAGATCAGAGAACAAGCTAATTTAACAAAAGCAGTTGCAATAACTTTACCAAGAATGTCATTTGAAATGACTAATATTTCATATGACCCAACTAGAAAATCAGGAATAACCCAAACATTTAAGGCATCTGACGGTTCAAATATAAAGAAAGTCTTTATGCCAGTTCCATATAATATTGGATTTGAGTTAAGTCTATTTTCAAAATTAAATGATGATGCACTTCAAATTATTGAACAGATATTACCATATTTCCAACCATCATTTAATATAACAATTAATTTAGTTAAGTCTATTGGAGAAAAAAGAGATATTCCCATTGTATTAGATAATATTTCCTTTAGAGATGAATATGAAGGAGATTTTTCTACAAGAACAGCATTGATTTATACTCTACAATTTACTGCAAAAACATATCTATTCGGTCCTGTTTCTGATAGTAGTGATGGACTTATTAAGAAAGTTCAAGTTGATTACTCTACAGATATGCCACCATCAGGTAGAAGACAGGTGCGTTATGTTGCTACACCTAAGGCAGTTAAAGATTATAATGATGATAATGTCGCAACTCTAAAAGAAGATCTAACTACATCTGAGACTAGAATTACTGTTAATGATGCTAGTGGATTAGCAGTTGATAATAGATTTATAGTAAATAGTGAAATTATGAAGATTAGATCTGTTGAAGATTCTACTACAATCATTGTTTGGAGAGGATTTGATAGTACAGTTGCTGCAGAACATGTTTCAGGTTCAACTATTAACCTATTAACAGAGGCTGATGATAAACTAATAGATCCTGATGATGATTTTGGATTTAATGAATTTATGACTGAATTTGATGATGGATTGGTATATAGTCCAACTAAACAACAAGACGTACTTAATCCATAGTGAATACCATGTCTAGTTATGATCCTATAGATGAAGCATTAAACACTACTAGTGCTATTGAAGTAAGTAATGTACCAGAAAATGGTTGTGTAAAAAGAAAAGACCAACTTAAAGATATAAGTGGGGATATTGAAAAAGATTATGAGTATACTCGTGCTAACTTATATTCTTTAATTGAAAAGGGACAAGAATCTCTTAATGGTATTATGGAATTAGCAGGTGAAAGTGCAAGTCCAAGAGCATATGAAGTTGCAGGACAGATTATTAAATCTGTTGCTGACACAACTGATAAGTTAATGGAGTTGCAGAAAAAGGTTAAAGAAGTTGATGAGGAAAAGTCAAAAGGTCCAAGTCAAGTTACTAATAATGCTTTATTTGTAGGGTCAACATCAGAGTTATCTAAGATACTAAAAGATGGTATCCTAAATAATAAGGATAAGGACTCTGTATAAATGAAAATTTCATTACCTCTTAATATAGAAATTCCCTCTAACCCAACAGATTTTAATCTGGGTTTGATGTTTAGAGAGAGTTTAGATCAAAATAGTGGAATGCTTTTTGTCTTTGAAGAAACAGGACAAAAATCTTTTCATATGAAGGATACTAAAATTCCTCTTGATATTGCCTTTATTGAGGAGAATGGAACCATTGAAAGTATTAAAGAATTACTTCCATTATCAGTCATTCCTATATCATCAAATGGTCAAGTTCTTTATGCTCTAGAAGTAAATAGGGGATGGTTTAAAGAAAATAATATAGAAGTTGGAGATAATATATTTGAATCTGATTTAGCGTCAAGAAAGAAAGAACTTCGTTTAAGACAAATAGATCAACAGAAAAAATGGAGACCTAATACAACTTCAATACAAAGAGATCGGGAGAAGGCACAAATGAAACAGGAAATTAAACAGGAATTAAGTCAACAAGAATCTGTTACTATTGAAAATTCTGATGGTGTAACTTTTGCTAGAGTTATGGATATTGTTGGACCTGCTCAAATGAAACCTGTTGTTAATAGTGATGGAGTTTGGAAAGGTACTGAAGTTGTTCAAGAGAATGCTGGTCCTGGTACGGAAGATCAACAACAAAAACAAATTGATTCAAAACAGAAGAAAGCAGATCAAATAAAGAAACAAGTTTTACTTAAAAAATTACAAGCAGTACGTTCAGGAGGAGGTAGTGAAATTATGGCATCATACAACTGGAAGTCTGATAAGAGTATGAGAATTAATAAACTTGCAGAGGGTTCTTTACACAAATGGTTCAAAGGTTCTAAGTCTAAAGATGGTAAAGGTGGATGGGTTAATGTAACTACAGGTGGAACTTGTGCAAGTGATGAACCTGGTGAAGGAACACCTAAGTGCGTATCATCTTCTAAACGTGCCAGCATGACTAAAGCAGAGAGAGAATCTGCATCAAAAAGAAAGAAAGCAGCAGATCCTGGTCAACAATCCAAGTCTGGTGCA